TTATTGTTTCGGCTGATCATCTTCAGCAAACAGTTCTATAAAGGCTTGCTGCTGCGATGTTAGTTGCCAGTCGTCTGGAATAACGACGGAACATTCCCGTTTCGTTTCTGTTTCATTGTCACTATGCTGGCATAATGGTGACGACTCCAGTTGCTCCTGACCGACCATAGTTATCCCCACACTTTCCAAATCAGCAGTGCGACAACCACCCAGAAAAGTGCAGAACCAAGAAAAACCGCCAGCCAGGCTTTACGTTTTAATTCAGGATCGCGGCGGGGTTCCTGATTTCCAGAAGGCATTGCTAACCTCATATAATCGCCATCACTTATCAGCAAGACGTTGAACGATTGGTGTAATTAATCATACGATGAGACAAATCCTAAAGAAACTTTAGTCAAAAATCCAGCGAATTTACGAATCGTCTCCAGTGAATAATTCAATCTTTTGACCTGAAATAGATATTTGAAAACTGGAGTTTGCGAGGCGGGTAATTAGACACTACTTTACAGGTAATTTACCCTATAAATATGAGGGATAAAAATATTGTGCACGGTATAGAAATAAGTAACAAAAGAGAATATATTCCGGCACCTTCGCTACATAAAAGGTGCCGAAAATAACGCAAGAAGTAATGTTTTTCTTGTTCTCTCCCTTTCTGACTTTTTCACGTTCCGTATAAAAAATTATTTAATTCCATTGTGTTACAGCATTTTCTGTTCTTGGGTGACTTCAGTTTTTCTGAGTATTACCATGTTATGTGTATCAATACGTGTATACACATTGGAGTTATGAAGGTGTCTGGAACTAATAAGCTGAGTGACAGGAAACTAAAAGCCCTGACAGGCACAACCAGAAAGCATGTTGAGATGATTGCTGATGGTGAAGGGCTGGGGGTTAGATTGTCCACAAGAGGGCATGTGAGCTGGGTTTTTTCATATCGGCTCGGTGGGCGTGATAGCACTCTTAATCGGGTAACGTTGGGGCGTTATCCTGATATGAGTTTGAAAGATGCCCGTAAATGGCGGGAACGCTGCCGCCACTGGTTGGCTAACGGACTTAACCCCAAAATTGAGATTCAGCTTTTTACCGAAGAAACCCGCACCCCTGTTACTGTTCGGGATGCGCTGGAGTACTGGCTTGTTAACTATGCAAGGCACAAACGCAAAGATGAAGATCTGATACGGGCGCAATTGTGCAAACATATTTACCCCAGAATTGGGAGTTTTCCGTTATCACGGTGCGATACGCGGTATTGGGTTAACTGCTTTGACGAAATACGTGCAATCAGCCCCAAAACAGCCGGAAGAATGTTTCAACACGCAAAACAGGCATTGAGGTTCTGTAATGTTCGGCATTATGCCGTTTGCGATGCGCTTGCCCACTTAACTTTAAGCGATGTGGGCGAAGCTGCCGGGCAACGCGATCGAGTGTTGAGTGACAGGGAATTAGCAGATCTTTGGCGTTTTGGAAAAGAAGAGCGCGGAGATATTTATTTTTCTCGACTAATAAAACTATTGATTTTATTTGGTGCCAGAACGGCAGAGTTGCGCCGCTCCCGTTGGAGTGAGTGGGATTTCATTTCATGGGAATGGACAGTTCCACGGGGGAATAGCAAAAACAGTAAAAAAATTGTTCGCCCAATACCTGTAGCTATAAGAGGTTGGTTAAAAGATTTAAAGGGAAAAACAGGAGATACAGGATTGCTTTTAGGGGAAGAACGAACACACACAGCCGTATCCCTGAAAGGTCGTCGAATGTATAAAATGTTTGGCCATAATGAGAAATGGACGCTACACGATTTAAGACGAACATTTTCAACGGGGCTAAATAATATGGGGGTGATGCCTCATATTGTCGAGTCATTATTAGGGCACGTTTATAATGCTGGCTCGGCAGAATTTAACTATAACCTTAGCCAGTATATTCCTTTTAAATTACAAGCGTTAAATGACTGGTTTGAATATCTGGAAAAACTGAATAAAAGAGATTGATTTTATTTGCGAGAATGAATATGGCATTACCGCTAAGAGAGTTTTACCCAATAACAAGGGCTGCGGAGTTGTTAGGTTGTACAGTTGATGATTTTATTCATTGGGCTATGACTGGGAATATAAGGTTATATATATTGATTGAAGATGGTTATTGCTATGTTGAACCATTTTGTGCTGATAATTTTGTCTGGCATGATAAATTAATTGATTTTGTTAACGATTTACAAGAATTGAATGAGTCAGAAAAAGAGGTCTTTTTAGGGCTTGATGAGTCATTTAATAACTTTAGCGAGATTGCCGGGCGCATTGTTGATATAATAGAAAGGCGTTCAGGTGGAATATCTGCAATAGATAATCTGGATGTAAGGGATTTTTATCAAAGTTTTACTTACAAAACTAATTTATGTGTGAGCGATGATTTTTGCGTGGTGAATAGTGTTTTATTATTTCCTGACTCACTTAAAAGAGAATTAGAAAGTTTAGCACGATATGGAATAGATGCCTCTACACCAAATTTAAAATACTATGCTAGTGTTCATGGTTTTTTTGGATTAGATGCCGATTTTTTCTTCAGTGTATGGAAATTTCGCCCGTTAATTCAACCAGGTGAAGACAATAGAATATATGCGCCTGATAGTAATTTCAGCGTAAGCCTGTTAACTGATAAAGAAATTAAGTTTGATATTGATGATTTGTATCTGTCAAAGTCAGATTTTTTAACTATTAAAAGTGTTATTAATAATGAGGGTAGTGATGGTGTAATGACAAAGAAATACAGCTCCTATATTATGTCTAATCTTCATAAATGGAGAGCCTCCGCATTTGGCCCCCTTCCAGAGACTGATAGCAAATCAACATCCCAAGACAACAAATTAACACACTCAAAACCTAAGTCAGAACGCGTATCTGGCCGTATGCGGGATGTTTTGGCTTTACTTATAGGTGAGTATCTCAGTGACGTGAAAGACCAACCAACCAAGATAGCGACAGCACTAGAGGCGATTGCAGAAAAAAATGGAAAGAAATTTACTATTTCGAAGGACACTATAACCAATTGGTTAAAAAGATAAAATTATTCTCTAAACGCTAAATTAGCCTTCCGGTAGGCTAATTTAGCCCTCTTCTCCTTGAGCTGATTGGAGCGGTTTGTGAAAAATAACCCCCGAAAAGTTCAGAGCACGGGAGAAAAACATGACTCAATCCGCATTCATTCCACCAACTCCAGAACAGCGTCGCACCATACTCGCCGAGTATGGTTTTGACTGCGAAGAACGCATCAGGGAAGAGAAGTGTAAAAAGATGACAACGCTTTCACGCTCCCGGCGTTGGGAACTGGAGAAAATCGGCGCTTTTCCTCCCCGTCATTCTTTGGGGCGCTGTTCATGCACCTGGTTGTTAAGTGATGTTTTATGGTGGTTGCGCAATCCGCCAACTATTGCCGAAGCAAATAACCCGCATGAACACGCTAAAAAGAAAAAGAGAGACACTGATTTACCGGAGTAACATTTATGGAAAACACAATCACGATATTAACACCCGTTTTTAAAAACTGCCCGGAAATGACCACGATTGCATCGTGGTCCCGTAGTTTTGTATATCAAAAGGGACAATCTGAAGTCTCTCTGGTTATTCGCCTGATAGATATCATTGCATCAAAATACATGCACAGACACGCCGAGGAATATCGCGATATCACAGGGTATTGCCTGCCATTAGTGCATGAAATCAGTGATGAAGAAATGCGGGATATTGCGGAAGATTGCGATATTGCCATTGCGCGAATTCAGCAAAAAATCCGCGAAGCAGAAAACAAAGTGACTGCTCAGGAAAATAAAATCAGCGAATTGCGTAACACTCCGTTACAGCCCACTGGTGCTGATAACCCTTATGGTGATCGGTATTCAGTAAAAGACGTTATCGAGCATGAAACGCATCTGCTTGAAAATGAGAAACGAAATTGCGGCAAGACGCGCGCCACCTGTGAGCAAGCTATACGCCTTATTAATACAGGGAAAAATCTTTCTCATGATGGCGATAATGCGTGGATTTTTTCCGCTTCGCTTGACGGACTGGAGGCGGAAACAAATCGCCGTATCAATCTTTATAAGGAGATTATTTCGGCAGTCAGTGCGATCGTCACTTTACGCAATGAGGAAATCAAATTCATTCCTTATTCAGTAATGGCTAAATACAACCATTTGCGGCAGGAATATATTAATGATGCGTTACGCACTCTGACGAAGCATTATTACAGCAACGGCAGCGAATCCATTCGCCACGCGATGACGTTACAGGAATATACCAGAATAAGTATGCCACGAATTGAACGGGATGCGGCGACCGCTTTGCTGTCTGTACATACCGAAAAGAAAGATATTATTTAAGGGGAAATGTATGTTTTTTAATATTAATGAACTGAAAGATAAAGCCGAAAGCGTGCTTGAAAGTATCAATATTTCATCTCCGGCGATGAACGAAAACGAAAGCGCCATTAATACCGTGCTTGCAGAAAGAGAGCTTTACGCACGTATCAGCGCATACACGCAAAAAAATCCGTTTGTGCATTTTATTTCCCCCTCTAACTGGCTTTCCGGGCAAATAAAATATCTGTCAGTTAATCCGCATCAGTCCGCTATTAACCTTATTGGGGATGCGCGCTTATCCACCGGACGCGCCGAGGAAGGACGCTTTAGCCGTGCCATGGATATTAAAGGCTCTCCGGTTGAATGCTATGAGATGGACTCATGTGAATATCTCGACTGGATTAACCTGGTTGTGATGGCCAATGCAGTGAATGACGATAAAAACCGCGATGCACTGCTGGGGATTTTGTGTGGCTATCTGACCAGTAAAATTTACCTGGATGATCTGCGGATTGGCTTTAACGGCACGTCAGCGGCAACCTTCACCGCACCGAACATCAACCCGAACGGCGAGGATGTTGCGCCCGGCTGGCATGAAATTGCCAGGAAGACCAGCGAAGGGCGACAGATTATCAGCGATGCCATCACGCTGGGCGCAGGCGGTGATTTTCCGGGGGTGGATGCACTGGCGCAGCATCTGATTAGAACGAAAATTCCCGCACAATGGCAGAACGATCCGCGCCTTGTGGTGATGGTGGGATCAGAACTTGCAGCTGCTGAACGTCTGCGTCTTTTCAGCACCGCAAACGGCGCAGGAGACACCGAAGCCGCCAGCGCATGGGGAAGCACCATTGCCGGGCATTTTGCCTTTGTGCCGCCGTTTATGCCGGGTGGACGCCTGGCTGTGACCACACTTTCGAACCTGCTGATTAACATCATTGAAGGCTCTTACCGTACAGAGTTCGACATGAACGAAGACACCAAACGTCTGAACATGCGGGCATGGCGTCATCAGGGCTATGGACTGGCGAATGTGAACCTTTATGCGGCGGTGGATGAAGGGGTGATTACGTTTAATTCGTGATAGCTGGATAAGAAAAACGGCCCGCAGGATGCAGGCCGTTCACCAACAAAAGGAAAAATCTATGAATCTACAGTTCGGGAATGATTATGAACTTTTTACGTACAGAAATCAATCACTCAGCGCAATTGCACAAAAATAATTTGCAATATTGCTTGACTCGCTTTTTTGTCATGGCGTATCGTTTGCCCGCGCCTCAGAAAACAGGTGCCGGGTTTAGCAGCCTGATTGTAAGAGCGGGTAGCCGCTATATTTCCGTAATGCGGTTTTTTTGTGCCCGTAATTCCACCCTACCCCGTATTATGGCGGGGCGTAATGGGGGAGCCTTTGTGCTCGCTGGTTTCTCTTACGCCAGTCTGCTAACCCTGTTACGTCCCGCCACCATGTTTAGCAGCGTGCTGGCGAGACTCCGTAAATCAGTAAGAGGAGCCGCCAAAATGGCTATATCAACACGCCCTGATTTTATCTGGCGCTTTATGCAGTGCCACGGTAAAAATATTCGCCTTCATACCGTTACCGCTGCCAGTGAGCGCGAAGCACGCGCCCTGCTTCCGGCATCCCGTCTGGTCTTTGTTTCCCGTATTCGTATCCGGGAGGCGTGCAATGTTTAAGCTCCTTATCACCCTGATTAACTGCCAGAGCGGCGACGTTCGTCAGTTTTTTCATGTCAGGGAATATCAGACCTGTGATGATGCCCTGCGTGCTGCCAGCCGCATGGAGTACAGCCGCACGAATGAACGGGGAAATTAACCCACAAATGCACGGTAAACATTCTGGAGATGGAGGGGTAACGATGTACGAGATTCATATTAAATTGCGTAATGTGGTAACAGGAGAGGAAGAAAACTACCGGACCACATATAAATATAAATCAAAAGGAAAAGCGGCAAGGGACGCTATCAGGTATACGGAAGAAATTGCGCCGAAATATCAATTACCAGAAGAAGAACTCACAGCATCAGTGGTAAAGGTGAAGAAATGAAAACCCGTTCAGCATCCCGTAAAAATAATGGCAGCGGTGAAAAACGTTTCTTTGTGCTGGGTTATGCCGTTAATAAACGTGGGTTAACCAAACATGCACATGCAACGGTATACGGAACGGGACCGGGCGAAGCCATACGCCGCGCAGCCGAAGGGCTGGAAGAGCTGGGAATGACTCACTTTAAGGCGTTAAAGGTGACGCAGCTTTCCGCCTGATTCCCGAATTATCCACTGATAACTGAATTCAATTTATATTTCGACCTTTACGGGTCGGGGAGTTTTTATGTCTGAAAATCAGAATTACGCAAATCTTTTACATAAAGAATATGTTGGTTTTTTTACAGAGGATGCAAAAGAAGATCTCACAGATGTAATTAATCTCATCAACCTTATGTCTATCATGTTTGATGAAAGAAGCTGCGGAGTGGGTGCAGAAATTACCAATAAAGATATTACATCTCTGTCTAATATTATTAGTCGGGAATTACAATCAATAAAATCAGGTATGCATCTTTCTGGCGGCATTTTTTCATGGCGTCAGGCTGAAGCCGCAGGGATTGCCCGGAAACAAGAAGTAACGAGTAATTAATAAAAACCCCACTGCAAAAGGTGCAGTGGGGGGGGGATTTATATATGAAACATAACACCAGAAAAGAGATTATTAACCGTCTTATTCGTGATTACAACTTTAAAGAAGAAAATAACTATCTTCGCTATGGTGTTTGTCCGCAATGTGGAAAGAAGGAACTGTTTACCAGTCTTGAGAGGCCGTACATCGTACACTGTGGCCGCGAAAATAAATGCGGTACAGACCTGCTGACCAAAGAACTTTACCCGGATGTGTTTTCGTCATGGTCAGATCGCTATATCAGCACGAAAGACGACCCATGTGCAGCAGCGGCAGCTTATCTTCAGGAGGCGCGCAATATTGCTGTGGAGCCACTGAAAGGGGCATTTACTCAGGAGCGATACCAGGACAAGGAAAGCGGCGAACAGGCCGCTACTGTGCGTTTTACGCTGGCTGACGGCGTGTGGTGGGAGCGCATCATAGACCGACCGGAACGCTTCGCTCGCAAGGCGAATTTTTCCGGCAGTTACAAGGGGCTGTGGTGGGCTTATCCGGGAGCGGATTTAAGCAAGGCCAAAGAAATCTGGATTTGTGAGGGTATCTTTGATGCCATCAGCCTTAACCAGAATGGCATTGCGGCCGTTTCTGTCATGTCTGCCGTGAACTACCCTGATAAATCGCTGGAAGAACTGGCGAAGCTGTGCGGGGATAATCCACGCCCGGTTATCGTGTGGGCGCTGGATAACGGGCGTGCGGGTGAGCGTTACGCGAAAAAACATGCAGAACGCAGCGCCGAAGACGGCTGGAGAACGGCGGCAGCATTACCAGGTAAAAACAGCAATAAACGCGACTGGAATGATTTACACATCGCCGGAAGGCTGCATGGCCATGATGTGAAAAGATACCGCTATTACGGTGATTTATTGCTGGCGAAATCTCCAAGAGATAAGGCGCTAATAATGTTTTCCTTTCGTGAGCGAAAGGAATTTCATTTTACTTTTGATAACCGTGTTTTCTGGTTCAAGCTGGATATTGAGCGCCATATGAAGGCTGTTGAGCGTGTCATTAATGAGCGAAATGTTGACGAAGATGAAGCGCGAAAAATTGCACTTAAGGAATCCGGTGCAGTAAAAGAAATCGCAAACTGTAACCCAGCGCCGCTTTATTACATTCGAAACAATGACACGGATGAAGCATGGTATTACTTCCGTGTAACGTTCCCGGATGGTACTACAGTGAAAAATACTTTTACATCAGGACAATTAACATCCGCATCTGAATTTAAGAAACGCCTGTTACATGTGGCAAAAGGTGGTATTTATACCGGAACGACTACGCAGCTTGACGCATTAATAAAAAATGACCTTCCCGCAATAAAAGAGGTTATTGGTCAGGATTTTATCGGATACAACAAAGAGATTGGCGCGTGGCTGTTTAATGATGTCGCGGTTTGTAATGGTAAAACCTACGAAATCAATGACGAGGATTATTTTGAAATTGATGGCATAAACGCAAAACCATTAAGTAAAACACCAACATTACAGATTAACTATAAAAAACCGGATGAATTCACAGAATTCTGGGTGAAAGATCTCTGGCTGGCTTTTGGTGAAAAGGGAATTATTACCCTGGCTTTCTGGCTGGGTTCGCTGTTCAGTGAGCAAATCCGGGATAAAGCAGAATCTTTCCCTTTCCTTGAAGTCACCGGAGAGCCCGGAACGGGCAAATCAACATTGATTGATTTTTGCTGGCGACTGTGCGGTCGTGACAACTACGAAGGCGTTGATCCAACGAAAGGCTCTGAAGCGGGCTGGAAGCGCACTTTTGGACAGGTCGCCGGGTTGCCCGTTGTGCTGATTGAGGCTGACAGGGGGGACAAGGTGCAGAAAAAAGGCGCGTTTGACTTTGACAACCTGAAAAGCCTCTATAACGGCGGTGGTATCGGCGTTCGTGGCGTTAAGACCAACAATAACAACACCTACGACCCGGATTTTAAGGGTGCTATCGTGATTGCACAGAATGCCAGGGTAAATGCCTCACTGGCAATTATTGAGCGACTGATTCGCATATATACCGATAAAAAACGCCATTCACCTGATACCCGACTGGCGGCGAGACGGCTGGAACTCTACCCCGTTGAGGAAGTATCAGGCTTTATTCATCGGGCGGTCAGCCGCGAACGGGCAATTATGGAAATGTTTCTGGCGATCTCAGAGCCTGAAACGACCCGCCTTTGCGGTTGCGAAAATATTCGCCATCCCCGCATCGCCAAAAATCACGCACAACTTATCGCGCTGGTCAGGGCGCTGAAATGCGTTATTGATATCCCGGATGAATGGCTTGATGCCACATGCCGGGAACTGGAGGAAATGGCAGCAGCGCAGGCTGAAGCGGTGACGGATGACTTACCGGAGGTCATAGCGTTCTGGGAGGCATTCGACTACCTGGACAGCACAACAAAATACGGCGTAAATCACTTCGGCAAGGAATACCGGAAGGGGTTCGCCGTCAGCATCCCGCAACTGAGGCAGACTGCCGCCATTCACCGCGTTGAGATCAGGACTGAGCCGGAAATGTTAGAGCTTCTCAGGTCTGGGCGTTCCCGACCGCTGGTTGAGTACAAAACCGTCCGTAGCGAGGTATCCAGGCAGGCAAATGTCGGAAGAGGGGCAGCAGAAAGCAAAGAGCCGGATACACTGAAATGCTGGATATTTAGTAACAAGGAGGGGGCTTAAGTATGTCGATCAGAAAGATGGATGATGGGCGATGGATGCTCGATATCAGGCCCCAAGGGGCGTACGGCAAACGGATACGGAAAATTTTTGTCAGGAAAGGGAGTGCAGAGGTCTTCGAAAAACATATTTTACAGAATTTCCATAACAACCCATGGCTGGCTAAACCCGCAGATCGCCGGCGATTATCAGAGTTGCTTGATACGTGGTGGATGCTTGATGGCCGTAACCAGGCTTACGGCGATACCTATAGGATCCGGCTGGAGAAAGTGATTCGTGAAATGGGAGATCCGCGCGCCAGCCAGATGACACAAAAATTTATGCTTGAGTATCGATCAGAGAAATTACAGGCCGGCTTAATGCCATCCAGCATTAATCGTGACTTGTGCGTTCTGTCTACCATGTTCACGGTGCTGATTGAAGCAGGAGTCTTTCACAACCCGAACCCTGTGCGCAGTATACGCAAGCTAAAAATTCAGAATACAGAGATGGCCTTTCTTTCTGATGATGAGATTGAGCGGCTTCTTGAGCGACTGGAGGGTGATGCGCGTTGTGTTGCCATTCTGTGTCTTTCTACTGGTGCCCGATGGAGTGAAGCATCGGAACTACGTGGAGAGCACATCATTGGCAACCGGGTGACGTTCTTTAACACCAAAAACGGAAAATCCCGTTCGGTTCCTGTGGCTGATTCGGTCGTGCCGCTGATTAAGACCCGCCGGACGGGGTTGTTGTATCAGGTTGATTATCTGAAGTTCCGGGAGATCCTTCAGGAGGTGAAGCCGGATTTACCGAAGGGGCAGGCTACGCATGTCATGCGTCATACATTTGCCACACACTTTATGATGAACGGTGGGAATATCGTTACATTACAACGGATTCTTGGACATGCGACTATCCAGCAAACGATGACTTATGCGCATTTTTCCCCCGACTATCTGGCGGATGCCATAAGGTTTAACCCGATAGCTAATATGGCATTCACTGAACAAAAAGAGCCAGCAGAGTAACCCACAGAACGCTACATTCGCAGCAAAAGAGGTCGGTTTTCCACTGACCTTTTTTGTTGGCCAGAACCAACGGTAACAGCAATGCGATGACGGTCATATTGCAGCGGTGGCCGTCATCAATTTTTTTGCTCTCGCACCCGAATTATCAGAAAGAGTCAAACAGTAGCGATATACATTTCAATCACAGAGAGTTAGCGAGAGTGAGACAGAGCAAGTGAGTTTAATTAACATTTTAAGGGGTCGCGCTAAAATTTGGGGGGGGGTGCGCAAGTGGGTCACAAAAGTCACAAATAGAAAAACATATTATATATCAATATATTGCTGTAAATTTTAAAGGTCACAAATGGGTCACAACAAAGTCACATGTAACCTTTTGGAGAAGTCACTAAAGGTCACACATTAAAATTATAACAAATTGATAATTAAGGTATTTTTGAAGGCTGTGACCTCGTGTGACCTTCTGTGACCTTGAAAAGGTCACAAATATTTCCTTTTTAAATCATGATATTAAGCATTGTTTTTGACTGTTGTGACCTTTGTGACCCACTTGCGCACCCCCCACCGGATTATGAGACAGAGCCCAAAAACCACTGGTTAGACCAGTAACACAAAATTAACACAGTGATACTGAATGAAATGACTGTTACCCCCCCCCGTGATGACGAGTAAAATCAGGTCAAGCAATCAGCGTTTATTCAGGAGGTGCCGGAGTGCGCAGACAGAAAGCGCGGTGTTTTTGCTGTGGTGAGCAAGCAGTGATTGAAAAGACCTTCTGGAAAGATGATCGGTTTGCTGACGTGTATTATCGTTGCAAGCGTCTTGAGTGCGGGCATACCTGGGTGATGAATCTGACCTACTCGCACACACTGACCCCCAGCGGACTGGAGAACGGCGTGTTGAAGCTGTTGATCGAACGAATGCGCCCGGAGGAAAAGCAAATGGCGCTGGAACTACTACAGGCCTGAGGATACCAGCCAAAAGAAAACCCGCAGCTTTTACACGGCGGGTTTGTGATGTTCATGACTGCAGATAGGGTGCCGTTCCGGCCTTTACCCTGGCAACCGATTGACGGGGAAGTTGACTTCCCCGTCGCGGTTCCTTACTGTGTAGACTTACATTGTAAGAATGCCGCAATTTCCGTTCCTGCAAACCTGAATCGCAACTCACAAGGTGATGTGTGGAGGATCCAGATTATCGCTACTGCGGTTAAACACAGTAGCAGGGTTTTTAACGGAATTTGCGTCAT